AAATGGCAACAGCCGACGAATACGCAGCCTGGATCGTCAAGAATTCCGCCAAGCGCGGAACGCCTGAGTTCGACACCGTGGCGCAGGCCTACCAGCTGGCCAAAAGTGAAGAAAACACGGCCACCTTCCAGCAGCAGAATGCACCACTGCCACAGGAACCGGGCATCGGTCAGCAACTCATTGGCGCTGGTGAAACAGCACTGACCTTGGGCACAGGCGCAGTCGGTGGCACGCTCGGCACCCTGGCCGGAACTCTCCAGGGCTTGTCCCAGCAGATCCTCTCCGGTCAGTTCGGCACGCCAGAAGCCATGCGTGCAGTCGAGCAAGCCGCGGCAAAAGGCGCACAGGCGCTCACCTACCAGCCACGCACTCAAGCTGGCCAGGAACAGGTGCAAGCCGTTGGTCAAGTCCTGGCCAACGTCCTTCCACCAGTCCTGCCTGCAATCGCAGCCCCAGGAGCCGTCATGCAAGCAGCACGCACCGCAGCCCCAACCGTAGGCGCAGCCCGTCAAATCGGGACAGCAGCAGGCCAGCGGGCGGCTACAGCAACAGGCCAAGCCATCGCCAGGCCAGTGCAAGCGGCCACCACAGCCGTGCGCGAGACCTTGGGCATGGAGACTCCAGCCGTGGCCACCACATCCCCAGCAGCAGCCGGTGCGCGTGTCTCGGGCGGTGCAGCAGCCACACCAGAGGTTTTGCGACGCACCACCACGGCGGAAAGCCTGCCAGTGCCAGTCACTCTCACCAAAGGCGCGGCCACCAGAGACGCACAGCAGTTGGCCTTTGAGAAGGAACAGATCAAGAGCGATCTGGGCGGTCCCCTGCGCCAGCGTGCCGAGGAAAACAACCTGCAAGCCTTGCAGAACTTTGACGCTCTGGTCGATATGACAGACGCCCAGCTCATGGACTTGTCCAGCACTGGCGGCGCTGTCGTCAAGTCTCTGACCGAAGGCCTCACAGCCGCCAAGAACAAAACCCGCGCTGCTTACAAAGCAGCCGAGAACGCTGGCGAACTGGAGAACAACGTCACCCTCAACTCGGTGGTGGACTACATCAACGAGAACATCCCGGAGGGTGACTTGGCCCCTGTCCTCAAGGCAGCACAGCAGAAGGCCATTGCAATAGGCGCAGCAGTCCCAGATGCAGACGGAAGACTGGTGGCCCAGCCCATCACTCTCAAGCAGGCCGAAAGCCTGCGCCAGACCTTCCAGCGTGCAGGCTTTGAAGGTGCAGACCAGTTCCATGGCGGAAGCCTCAAGCGTGCATTCGACGTTGAGACAGAAGGCATGGGCGGAGACCTCTACAAAAAGGCCCGTCAGACTCGCATCGATCAGGCTCGCAAATTCGAGAATCGCGCCATCGTCGCCCGCCTCATCAAGAACCGCAAAGGCATGGAAGATCCCCAGGTCGCAGCCGACCAGGTTTTCCGCAAGTCAATCCTGAACTCGTCGCCAGAGGAAATCACATTCTTGAAGCGTGTCTTGGTCACCAGCGGAAAAGATGGCCAGCAAGCCCTCAAAGAGCTGCAAGGGGCCACAGTGCGCCACCTCAGAGACGAGGCCACCAAGGGCATGGGCATGGACTCACAAGACCGCCCATTGATCTCACCAGCCAAGCTGCACCAATCCGTGCAAGCTCTCGATGCCAATGGCCGACTCGATGTCATCCTGGGCAAGAAGAACGCACAGATCGTGCGCGATCTTGATGACGTGGTGCGCTACGTCACCACAGTGCCACCAGGCACGCTGGTGAACAGCTCAGGCACAGCAGGAACGCTCCTAGCAGCCATGGCAGAAGCAGGGGCAACAGGCGCACTCACAGGCCTACCATTGCCAGTGGCTTCTGGGCTGCGCCAGATCATCAAGATGCGCCAGGAAGGGCGCACCAAGGCCAGAATCAATGAAGCCCTCAACGCATTGCCACCAGTGCAGCCTTGAGCGACAATCCACCATCCAGGAGAACCCATAAATGTCCGCACTCAGCATCCAGCCAACCTTCCCGATCTTCACAGAGACGAACGGCTTGCCATTGGAAAACGGTTACATCTGGATTGGCGCGGCCAACCTCGACCCCCAAGGCAATCAGATCAACGTCTATTGGGACGCTGCCCTCACTATCCCAGCAGCCCAGCCCATCCGCACGCTTAATGGCTACCCATCACGCAGTGGCACACCTGCACGTCTGTACGTTGACAGCGACTACAGCATCAGGGTGCAGGACGGCAAGGGCAGTTTGGTTTACAGCGCACCGGCTGCGACTGAGCGGTTGAGCGATGTGGTGCTCACCGGCCTGAACGCTGCCGATGTGCAATACGACCCCGCAGGCACCGGAGCCGTCGCCACCACGGTGCAGGCCAAGCTGCGCGAAACCGTCAGCGTCAAGGACTTTGGTGCTGTTGGGGATGGGGTGGCCGATGACACGGTGGCGATACAGGCGGCTATTGACAGCCTTGCAGCTACTGGCGGCGTGGTGCATTTTCCGGCAGGTGAGTACCGCATCGCACGCAACATCGGAACAAACGATCGCTGGGGTGTCAAAGTCACCAGCAGCAACATCACCTTGAAGGGTGAACAAGCGTCTCTGCGTCGATTCAATACAGACATCAGCACGTATGCGTTGGCATACCCTCTAGTGTTTGTCGGTGTTCCAGACAGTGACGTTGCGGCTCAGACGCAAAATGTAGTCATTGAAAATCTGAACTTTGTTGGAGAAAACACGAGACATTCAACATCAGGTGGTGCATTATTTGATTTCAGAACAGCAATTGTTTTCAAGAATACAAACAACACCTCTGTGGCTGGTTGTTCTTTCTCTGCCGTTGACTCGTCCGCTATTTGGTATGAGCCAATTGCCGCATTCAGTTACTCAAACTCCGTTTACTACAACAAAACAAAGAACTACAAATCGCGTGTGACAAATTGCAATTTCAGTGCAACTCCCCACGCAACGCCCGGTCGTGCGCTTTTGCATTGCATCAACGCTGATGGTCTTGATGGTTTGGTAATAGATGCAAACCAGTTTGATTGGACTGATGTTTGCTTGTCTGGTGAAACCACATACGACACGCAAGATCAAAGTGAAAATGCAACTTTCACATACGCCTCTCCAGCATCCCGCGCTGCGCTGGGCGCTGTAAAGCGTCAATCTCGGGATGTTGTGTTCTCAAACAACAACTGCGTAAACTGCTCCGAGCATCCGGCCTATCCTGCGATGGTGAATGTTGTCATCTCTGGTAACACGTTCACGACAGATACCCCCTTGATCTGCAACACTGCGCCGATCCAGATGCGGAGCCGTGGTGCGACGATTGTTGGTAACACCATCGTTGGTTATCCAATGGGCATCACTATCACCGCGCCATCTTCGCAGGTCTGTGTAAATGGCAACTCATATTACGCCAACGATGTCAGCGATATTGATGGTGGTGCTATCAACATTTCTTCAGATGGCCTTAATGCGTATATCACTGCACGCAGCGCGTACCTAACTCATATTCCGATGGGTGACATTACTATTGTTGGCAATGTGATTGTTGGTCCAAAAACATTTACGCCAACAGGTGTTGAATTCCAAAACGGTGTACGTTTATTGACGGGCGCTTCATCTGTTAATTATCCAGATGGTCAAGTCATCAACATTAACGTGTCAAGCAACACGTTTAATAATTGGCAGAATGGAATCAGAGTCATTCAAGACCAATATCGAAACATGGTCGTAAATAGTAATAATTTTACAGCCAAGTCTTTTGTTACTGCCGGATTCAGTGGCTCAACCACTATGGAGACAAGGGCTGTTGTTTTGCTAAACGGTACGACGCAGGCAGAAGCTAGAAGCATGACGTTTACCAACAACAACGTGTTTGGTGCAGAGTACCTTATTGCATCTAGGACAGGTGCTGGAACGGCTTTGTCACTGTACCCGCCTGAACAATTCAGCAACAACAAGCTGGATTACATTCAAAACACCAAAACGGCAGATGTACGAGACTTTGATTTGCTTACTAATTTTCGGGGCAATGTAAGTCTAGTTTATCTTGACCGATCGTTTTCTACCGCCATGTTGTTTAACGCTCTAAATTCTGGCTCCGGTTCATCTGAGCGCAAATACAACATGGAATATGTACAGCCTGGGGTAGGCCCGTCTGAGTTGCGTTTCTACACAGACGATGCTGGTACATTCATTGTGCTTTGAGGTAGTAACATGATTTCACCAAAACTAAGTTTGGACTTCACAAGTGCAATTCTCGATGCACGGGTTATGTTTACCCGCGCCGGGGCGACAGCCACCGGGATAACTAGTACTGGCCTGATTGAACCAGTTGCTGCCGATACACCCCGGTTCGATTACACGCTGAACACAGGTGGTGTCTGCAAAGGCTTGCTGGTCGAAGAAGCAAGAACGAACGTAATCCAGTCGTCAAATGATTTTAGCGCTGCCGGGTGGAGCGTCACCAAGATCAATGGAGGCACCAATCCAGTACGGACAGCAGCCGCAGGCATATCACCAGACGGAACCAATAACGCTACAAAGGTGGTGTTCAACACAGCGGCGAGTGGTGATTGGTCTGTTCTTAGATACTCTGTCTCATTTAGTCCAATACCATATTCTGGTTCGGCGTTCATTAAAGCATTTGACGCTGCTGACGTAGGCAAAACAATTGCGATACGTCATGTAGCAGCAGGTGGTTTTACAATCATTACATTAACAGACACTTGGCAACGAGCATTTTCTGTTGAAACTGGTTATGCAACGGCAACTGATTTTTTTCAGATTTTGACTCGCGGGGGCACGACCTCTACTGGTGCTGTTTCAATTTTGTTATACGGCGCTCAACTTGAAGCCGGGTCCGCGCCAACGAGTTACATTCCTTCTTCGGGTGGAACTGTCACCCGCAACGCCGACGTAGCCACCATCACCGGCACGAACTTTAGCGACTTCTGGCAAGCCGCCCGTGGCGGTACATCAGTGCTTGCAATTCCTTCAACCGTGTCAAGCATTCGGCCATTGGTGCAGTTTGATGACAACACCGCCAACAACATCATTGCGCTGCGCGGCAACACGACAAACCCAGAGCTTTACATTGTTGACGGCGGCACGCCCCAAGCTCAACTTGACGCTGGAACGATTGCAGCCAACACCCCGTACAGCTTGACCGGCTGGTGGCAGACCAACGACTGCAAAGCACGCAAGGACTCAGGCGCAGTGGTCACAGACACCACGGCCACCATCCCAACGGTCACGCAGATGCGGATTGGCTCAGATGGCACCAACTACCTGAACGGCACCATTGCCACCATTGGTTACTACGACTCGTTCTTTGGCCGACCCATTTACACTCGGCGCAAGAACAAAGTCTTTCCATCACTTCTCTGAAAGGTTGAATCATGTCCACTAACTCGCAAATCGCATTTACACCCCTTGGCAAGACAATTGCCGTTGCTGCCGCTGGCACTGCACCTACAGGCGTGCAAGCTCCAGTCTCGGAGAAGTTCAATCCTCAGAACGCTGGTCAATACCGCTTCGTGAACGCAGGCACGAACACCGTGTTTTTGGGCACTGGTCCAACAGCAGCACTGGCCCAGGCTGCTTCGGTGGCTCCAGTCGCCGGTACGCCTTCAGATGCTATCGCTCTACTTCCAGGCGCCACTGAGATCCTGCGCTTCAACAAGGACACCTTCTTCAGCGGTCTGGCTTCTAGCGCGACCACGGTCTACGTCACGCCCGGCCAGGGGATTTGATGACCTTACTGCCACCGACCGACAAAATGGCCCACTTCATTGTTGGCGTTCTGATCTATGCTGCTCTGCACTTTGTTGGCATCGGATTTGCTCTTCTGATGGTTGTCATCGCGGCCATCGGGAAAGAGGTCTACGACTACTTTAATCGTGCCAAGCACACTCCAGAGTTCATGGACGCCTTTGCCACCATCCTTGGTGGTTGTGTTGGCCTCGTGTGCACTCTGTAATACGTTAACCTCACGGCCTTCTCGGGGCACAAATGGAACACCAAATGACAGGAACGGAAACAGCCGCAGCAGGCGGATGGCTGATCGGTAAATTGGCACCAGCCATTGGTGGACTTTTTGGTGGCCTGTCGCTTGCCATGTTTTGGACCCCAGAGAAACTTCGCGAGAAGGGCAAGGTCGCCAGCGTGTTCATTGCAGGAGGCATATCCGCGATGGCAGGCTTCAGCTTCACCGGTGTGGTGGCTACCTGGCTTGGCATCCCCAGCGACAAGCTGGACATGGTGATCGGCTTGGCTTGGCTCCTTGGCCTGTCTTCCATTGCCATCATGAACTGGATCGCCAACTACATGGCTAGGCGTGAGCACATGGACATTGGCGAAGTGGCCGAGGAAATCAGCAAGACACGCCAGCGCTTGCAAAACAACACACCACGCAAACGCGCTCCATCAAAGCGCAAACTGCCATGAATATTGCAGGGTGGTTGCTTGCTGTCCTAATCATCGAGTCGGTGGCCATCGTCTTGGTTGCCTTTTTGTTGTTTTCCGGATTCTTTGACGGAATGCGAGTCATGGCCAAGATTGGCATCTGGCTTATGACCACTGGCCTCATGGTCCAGATCATGCGCAGCCTGTACTACTTCGATGTGGGCAGCTACCCAGTCGATACCATTTTTCCGCTTTGGATTGCCAAAGATATCGGAGCATCAATCCTTATCTTTGATCTCTTTCTGCTCTACATCAAAAATAGGAGTAAATGATGTTCCCACTCACCGCACTCCTTGAAGTCGGCGGCAAGCTGATCGACAAGCTGATCCCAGATCCAGAGGCCAAAGCCAAGGCGCAACTCGACTTGGCAAAAATGGCCCAAGACGGTGAACTGGCAAAAATGGCAAATGACACCAAGCTGTTTGAAACCGAGCAGAACAACCTGACAGACCGCCTCAAGGCAGACATGGGGTCTGATTCTTGGCTGTCCAAGAACATCAGGCCAATGACGCTGATATACATTCTGGTGGCCTACTTGGTGCTGGCACTGCTGGACGCCTCAGTCTTGGACATTGCCGATGCGTTTGTTGAACTGCTCGGCCAATGGGGAATGCTGGTCATGTCGTTTTATTTCGGGGGCCGTACTCTTGAGAAAATCATGGATATGAAGGCCAAAAAATGAACATCACGCCGCACTTCACCCTTGAAGAACTGACTGTGTCCGAGACTGCCGAGCGCAATGGTTGGGACAACAACCCCAATGGATACGAGCGTGAAAACCTTGCACGACTGGCCGATCTGCTGGAGCAGGTCAAGGTGGTGCTGGGCGGCAAGCCCATCATGATCAACAGCGCCTTCAGGTCCAAGCAGGTCAACGATGCCGTGGGCAGCAAGGACACCAGTCAGCACCGCATCGGCTGCGCGGCCGACATTCGCGTGCCAGGCATGACGCCAGACCAGGTGGTGCGCAAGATTATTGCCAGCGGCATCAACTTTGACCAGATTTTGAGGGAATTTTCAGATCCAATTAATGGTGGCGGATGGACGCACATATCAGTGCCCAATACAGAATCAACGCCTTCAAGAAGACAAGCGTTGATTGTTGATGGGCTCGGAACTCGTCAATTTGCGTAAAACCACGCATAGCCTTTGTGGTGCGTTCTTTTTCCAGAAAGAACTAATTGAATGCATCCCTGATTAAATCCTTGTCGCGCAGCATCTGCTTGGGAATAAAAATGCAACTTTTCACCTGATGTTAGGTGTACACCATATACAGCTACGTTTGACTTGCAATCAATCCCACGTCTTCTGACAATCAATCCTGTTTCATTGGCATGCCTCATGTTTTCCAAGTGAGTGCATGCCTCTAAGTTTGCAAGACGATTGTCAGTCTTAATACCATTCTTGTGGTTTATTTCAAATCCTGCTGGTATCTTGCCAATATGTGTGGAATAAACTAGCCTATGAGATCTAAATGTAAATTGTTTTGCATCTTTGTATAAACGCACATGCAAATAGCCTTTTTTACTCTTAACTAGCTTTAAAAGTTTTCCGTTTCTTGAAAACTCACCTAGTTGTGAGCACAAATAATTTTCAAAGCCTTGTATTGGTTTCCACATATAACCCCATTCTTGGTTATGCATTCAATGAAGATTGTGGCAGGCAGTGAATGATTCTGCTTTTCCCCCGCTAAAGGTAGCCACGTTTTCATTATAGCATTCCCTTAAACGAAGCCGCGCAGATTTGGCGGCGTCCATCCATCGGGCTTCATGATCTTGCCGCCAGGCGCGATGATTGCCTTGCCGTCCACCAGCTTGGCATCATTGGAATCCAGCACGGCCAAATCGGCGGCATCCTTATCGAACCCAGCCAGATACGCCACGCCATTGCCCGTGACCTCGCTATCGCAAAGCGCATCCAGGGCATCAACGCGCAGGTGAACGGGGATGTAAACCGATTGCTCGCGTCGCTTGAGCTTCGATGCAAACCAAGTCAAATCCAGGCGCGTCCGGTCAAGCAGCTTGGCGTATCCCTCGCTGTCGGTGCGCAGACATTCCAGCAGTTCGCAGAATTCCTCGATGTGCACACCAACCTGTGTCGAAACGTTTTCCGGGCTTGGCTCTTTTCCGCAAGCCTTCAGCCATGCCGCCGTGCGTTGAAAGTTGGTCATGCCTCACCCCCGAGCGCCTTTATTAACGAATCCACCAGCGGCCCAAACGTGCCCGTGAAAATCGCCACATCCGCATCGAACGCATCTTCTTCGCGCTCGCCTGCGCCAGCATCCAGCAGGTTAATCTTTTTGATGCGCATGGAGTCCGTCAGCATGAATTCCGCCTGACCATCCCATTCAAGCCTAAGCGCCGTTGGCAACTTGCCTTCGCGCACATGGTTTCGCACTTCGTCGCAGTCCAGATTGTGGTGCGTGAATTTGACCTTGGCGCAGTCTTCGCCTATCGACTCGAGCAGGCAATCTCGGCCAATGCTGAAGCCGTAGGGCACTTCGTCATGATCACCCAGCAGCCAATCCGTCATGGCGCCTTGCGGGCTTTGCGTGGCCGTCACCAGGTAGAGCTTCATCGCAGGCATGGCCGCCAGAATCGCGCCCACAAAGTCGTCAGCGCGTGAGTTGCTGGCCGTGTCCACCACCATCAAGCCATCGGCCCGCAGCCAGGCCAAGACAGCGGTTTGCTTTGGGAATGCTTGGGGCAGCAGGGCAAGGCGGGCATCTTCTTTGATTTCGCGGATTTCCTTTTTGCCGGGCTTGCGGCCCTGGGTTTGCTCAATCTCATAAATGCGGTTTTCCACCTCATCGCGCAGGACTTTGCCGGGCACAGACTTGGTTTCGATCATCAGTTTGACGATGCGCTCGCCATTGACAACCTCAATCATCGGCCCGTGGTTATGGCCGCGCGGCTCGATCCAGCCAACGGATTTCTCCTGCAAATCCCCGCAGGGAACAAAGGCGGGAAAGTCCGCGCTGTCGGGCGTCAAGGTTGATTCGATTTGGTATCGGTAAAGGGTGGCGTTTTTGAACATGGTTTCTCCGGTTTAAAAAGTGTGCTCGTTGGCGATGCGCTCAATGACTTGGCGATAGTATTCGCGGCCAGCCTCGACCTTTTCCACGATCCTGGCCTCCATCGTTTTGTCGCGCTCTTGGTGCAGCAGGGTCACGCGCAACTCGGGCGCGATGTGGTCCACGATATGCAGCTTCGGATCTTCGTACCCGATCAATTCCTCGGGCGTGGAGACCAGGCAGTAAGCAATGGCCGCGCTGTCCACATCCCAAAGCCACATATAGGCGGCCAACTGCCACATGTAGGTTTTGTTTTCCCCATCCTCGGCAAGCGCCGGGAACGTGGCAAGCGACCACGACGACTTGATGTCGATGATCTTCGAGCCGGTGAAGATGTCGCACTCGCCGGTGATCCATTCGTTGGTTTTGCGCTCGGTGTTCTTTGCGTGGCTGGAAAACAAAACCGAGTTCAGCAACTCAATGGACTGATCCTCGCATTGAATGCCCTTGGTCATTGACTTGCTGGTGATACGCTCATCGTACCCGTACACGGCTTCTTTTGCCATCTTGTTGATGGCAGTCTTGGCCCCGACCGAGAGCTTGTCGCTCTTGCTTTTGGGCTCGGTCATGATGTCGGCCAGCGACGATGCGCGAAAGATCAATTTATGGTCAAGCATTTGCGAGCGCCTCCACGAGTACGGATTCCTGTTCTTCGGTCAGCGCAAAATCATTGCGCAGCTTCTCGGTGCTGTACTGCCCCGACTTGATCGACTCGACCGCCTTGGCAAAACGGGCGTTTGTCAGAGTTGGCTTTTTAGCCTCCACCTGGTGCGACTCATGATCTGGATCGCCTTCGACCGGGATGCAGAACGCTTGGATGGCCGTGTATTTGTACGCCGCGCTCATCGCCTTGTTGGTCGACTTGTCGCCGCTGTCCATGGCTTCGCCGTACATCTTGACGGTGTGCTTTGAGCCATCCTCTGCGCTGACAAAATCATATTCAACCTCGACCGTGGTGTAGAAAAGATTGCCGCCAGACTTTGACAGCCGCTCCTCGCATGACCGGCTGATAACCCTCGGCAGGATGACCAGCTTATGGCGGGCCAGCAAAGGCGCAAGTGCGTTTTGCACATCGTCAATGCCTCGGAAGTTGAAGCCCGAGCCCTGTTGATTGCGGCGATTCTTGGCGATGCCGTGGGCGGAGATGTCGCTGGCGACCTCCGCAATGAGTTGATAGACGTTCTTTGTCATGGTCTCACTTTCATTGAATGGCCAGGCGGGATTGCCTGACGATTTATTATAAACTGATTTCCAACGATTCCGGCAAAATAATTTTGCAAAGACAGAAAAAAATTAGGTTACAATGCCACGAACCAACAAACATGGGGAAAAAATGACAGAGCAAGAGATCACAAACGAATCCGTCAAGGTGCTGCGCAAATGGCTCGGCCTCGGGCAAGCCGAATTCTGGGGGCCTATTGGCGTCAAGCAAGCCGCCGCCTCGGGCTATGAAAGCAAGACCGGCATTCCCAAGCCCGTGCGCATCCTGGTGGTGGCCCGCTACATCTGCGGCCTGCACATCGACGCCGACACCAACGAAGGCGTGGCAAAGACCGCCAAGCTGGGCGCGATCCAGCAAAAGAGCATCAAGGCCAAAGCCATTGCAGGCGAGGTCAAGCAAGACCTGGCGAAAGCCGCCAAGTCAATCCAAACGGCGCATGACGCGCTGAGTTCATACTGAAAGGCAAAACATGGCTCAAATCACTGGGGTTTTTAGGATCGGCAAAGACGCCGAGGTGCGATTCACGCCGCGCGGAGATGCTGTCGCTCAACTGTCCCTGGCCTACAACTACGGCAAAAAAGGCGACGACAACAAACGCCCATCGCAATGGATCGACGCATCCATCTGGGGCAAGCGCGCCGAATCGCTCGCGCCCTACCTGCTCAAAGGCTCGCAGATTTACGCCGTCCTGAGCGACCCGCACATCCAGACCCACGAAGGCAAAAACGGCCAAGGCCATAAGCTGGCCGCGACCGTGCTGGAGATTGAATTGATCGCAGGCCAACGCGACCAAGGCCAGCCCGCACAACGTCAAGAGCGACCAGCGGCACGGCCAGCGCCTGCGCCCGCATCAAGCGGCTTTGATGACATGGAGGATGATATTCCCTTTTGACTATTACGGGCCGAAAGCGGATGCTGCACGGGACAGTTCGGATCCAACGCTCCAATTCAGGCCACGGCCCCCATTGAACGGCGGGGAGTTCGTGCAGACGCAGCGAGTAGGCCCACCATTTTTTAACCAAGGAAAAGACCATGAACGACCAAACCATCGAACATGAAATCATCGCCAAGGGCAAAACCGCACCGCGCATCACGCCTGCCGACATCGAGGAAAACATCATCAAAGAGGTGTTTTTCACCGCTGCGGACGGCATGGCTGGAGCTTGGCGTAATGGCGAAGGCAAAAACCAAGGTTCAGTGAATACGGAGCATGAACTTCTGACGTTCTGCGTGCTGACTTTGCGCAACGGCTTTACCGTCACTGGCGAGAGCGCTTGCGCCAGCCCGGAAAACTTCGACGCTGAAATTGGTCAAAAGGTTGCCCGCGCCAACGCAGTGCAAAAAATCTGGCCGCTGATGGGCTATGAACTGAAAACCAAATTGAATGGCTAAATTCACCATCCAACGCACCGGCCAAGCCATCCCAGCAGAACTGGAGGGCGCTCGCGCCCTTCTTTTCAAATGCTTTGAAGGCCGCACCGACGAAGACACATCCGCATGGAAAAAACTGTGGGCGCGTCTCATCAAATCCGAGCCCGGCCAGATCGTCAACATGGAGGCATCGTTCCCGCGAAACCTAAAATTCCACCGTAAGTTCTTTGCTTTGCTGAATCTTGGCTTTGAGGCATGGCAACCGGCGACCAAATTCAAAGGCATGGAAATCGCCAAGGACTTCGATCAATTCCGCAGCGATGTGACGATCCTTGCTGGCTTCTACGAGCAGACCTTCACTCTTGATGGCGCCATGTCCCTCAAGGCCAAATCCATCGCCTTTGGCAGCATGGAAGAACCCGAGTTCGAGGCGCTCTACTCTGCCGTGGTGAACGTCCTCCTTCAGCGCGTGCTGACGACATATGAAGACCGCGCCCAGTTGGATGCGGTGGTCGATCAAATCTTGTCGATGGCATGAGATTCCCAAAGCACGATTACGTCCGCAGCAAGACCCTGCTGCGCAACGCCCGTGAGATTCCCTGCCAGCACTGCGGCGCTGACGACGGAACAATTTGCGCGGCCCATACCAATCACGGCGGCGGCAAGGGTCGAGGCATCAAGGCAAGCGACAACCTGATCGCCTCACTTTGTTTTCGATGCCACCATGCGCTCGACCAGGGCGCGGCCATGAGCAAAGCCGAGCGGATCGCCATGTGGGAGGATGCCCACCGAAAGACCGTGGACAAGCTGACAAAGCTGGGATTGTGGCCCGCCGACGTGCCCATCCCATAAATTACGATATAATAAAATTTTCATCAACAAAACCAAACAAACCAATGAAAGTTACACGAAAGAACGGCGACCCAATCACGATGGATTTGATCCGCGCTAAAAGCCACGAGGACGGCGATTGCCTGATTTGGGATGGCGGCAAAGGTGCAGGCGTTCCATACATCCGCCAGCCCGGATTAAAAAACCTCATGCCCGTTCGCAGGTGGATTGCAATCAACGTTTTGGGCCTCAAAACCGATAAGCTGATGGCAAGCACGCTTTGCGGCAACCCGTCCTGCGTTGACCCTAATCACGTTGTGATGAAAAGCCGGTCAAGGCTGGTTGCAGATGCGGCTACCCGCACCCAGTACCACAAAAACCCGGTCCGAAATCTAAAGCTGGCCCTCGCTGCCCGCGCCCGCTCGCCTCACTCGCCCGAGTTGATTGAGCGCATCCGAAACATGGAAGGCACGCACCGAGGCATTGCCAACGAGCTTGGCATCAACTTCGACGTGGTCAATCGGATCAAAAACGGAACTGGCTACAAAGAATACAAAAACAACCCATGGGCTGGACTATGAGCATTTTTTTATGTGAAGGCCTTGAGGATCACGTTATCCGCAACGAGGATCACGCAGTCGTCATTGCAGGCCAAGGCTATTCCATCAAAGGCAAGATGCGTTGCATTTTGACCGACAGCGGCAACGGCTTTATTGCGCACTTTCCGTCGCATACATCAACGCACCAAGACAACTATGTTTGCATGGATTACGGCCAGGCGCAGGCGTTGGTGATGGCGCTGTCTGCGTTCAAAAAAGAATTGGGGTTTGAATGAGAAAGCGCAGCGCATACCGACCCAAGCCGATCAGGGCCGATGCCGTGAACTACGTTTTGTCCGGCCTCAAGCCATTGACCGACAGCGGCGACGAACTGGCAACGCTCAAAATCAAAAACCACGGCGCAATGGCCGCAACAGCACAAGGCCAAGCCACCCGCGACGACATGGACATCCTTATCGCGGCCACCAATATCTCTGAGGCGCTGGCGCTGGGCGGCATTGGCGCGGACTACAAGACCGAGATCCGAGCAGGCCAAGACGCATTGAAAGACCTTTGCGCCCGAGGCGTTGAGCGCGATGATCGGTTTGTTTTCAAGGCGCAGGAACTGGCCGCACTGAATCTCGCCATGGACATCCACGACGCCCAGCTTGAGGTTGTCACCGTGCAGCAACTTGAGCAGGCTATCGAGTACGTGAAAAAGGTCATCCGATCAGGCAAAGCAAGGAGAATCATATGAGCGAAGCATTAACCCGGGTCATTGCAGAACAGCAGGCCGAAATCGACCAATGGAAATCACGGGACAAATACAACCTAGACGCCTGGGTTCGCGAAAACGAAAAACGCGAGGCTTTGGTCTCTGCTGTTTTTTCATACCTCAGCTACCCCGACGCAACCGGCGTGCGGCAATCAGTCCTTGAGGCTTTGCGCGGCTACGGTTACTGCCTTGCCTGCGAGTGCAGCGATTGCGAGTGCGACGACGAATGAAACCAATCTGCGCACTTTGTGGCCGACCCACCAAGCCATTCGTCATGATCGGCCGCGAAGCCATCGGCCCGAAGTGCGCGGCCAAGGCTGGACTGCTGCCAAAATCATGGCGCAATAGTCGGCTGAAGTTCATCAAGCCCGCAAAGCCCGAAAGCAACGGCCAGGGCGACTTATTCGCAGACCAAAAGGAATCCAATGATTGAACTGACCCTGCCATGGCCATCGCCAGACCTAAGCCCGAATTCGCGCGGCCACTGGGCAATCAAAGCCCGCGCCGCCAAAGCCTACCGCCAGGCCTGCTACATCACCGCAAAGCAGCAAGGCCTGACTCGCATTGACGCACCGCGCCTGCACGCCACGATCACGTTCTACCCACCATCCAGGCGCCGGATTGACCTGGACAACTGCATCGCCAGGATCAAGCAAGCCATCGACGCCGTGGCCGAGATCAGTGGGGTTGACGACAGCAAATGGACGATGAGCTTTTCATTTGCTGGCGATGTCGGCGGGATGGTGAAAATAAACCTTGAGCCGATGCGAATGATTGGGTAAAATATTCCGAAACAAGGCTAAGTTGGGACTGATCCCCTGACTGAAAAGCGAACTCCCCGCCTGCCTTTGTTTCTTTCCTGGGAGATTTGCGGAGATGCCATCGTGCATTATTACAAACGAAATCTTGGCGATTACGCCAAAAAATGTGGCCGTCTATCCATGCTTCAGCACGGAGCGTACACGCTCTTGATTGATTCGTGCTACGACCGTGAGAAATTCCCAACGCTTGAGGATGCTATCGAGTGGACGTGGGCCAGCACCGAAGCAGAGATTGAAGCGGTCAAATTTGTTTTGGGCCGCTTTTTTACACTGTCACCAGATGGGGAATATGTGCAAGAGCGCATCCTTGCTGAGCTTCTTGAATACCACTCAAAAGCCGACACAAACAAACGAATTGCACAAGAACGCGAGGCGAAGCGTAAAGAAAAAAGCACGGGTCGTGCACAATCCGTGGACGATGCGTCACCTAACCATAAACCACTAACCACTAACCAAGAACCACAAACCAAGAACCAAAAGAACAAAGCGGAAGCGCCTGACGGCGTATCCCCTGAAGTTTGGGATTCTTTTGTCAAGCAACGGAAATCAAAGAAAGCCCAAATCACCGACAACGTGTTGAGCGCCATTGATCGAGAGGCAAAAAAGGCAGGGTGGTCATTGGATGCCGCATTGAATGAAATCGTGGTCAGGAACTGGCAGAGTTTCAAAGCTGATTGGGTGGCCGATAAACAAAATCAAACAGAGACCGTTTACCAGCGATCAATGCGACTCAAGATGCAGGAGGCCGTGCCAAGCATTGCAAAACAGGCGCCCGAACCCTACCAAGACGCCAGCGACTTTTTCCGCACCATTGACATGGAAACCCAGAAAGCAATCGAGGTGAAAAAATGAGCCTGCCAATGCCTTGGGTTGAGCGAATTTTTACCAAGTTGACCATGGTTTATGGTCGGGATTTTTTAGGCCGATGGGAGGGGTTGGACATTTCCGAGGTCAAAGCGGATTGGGCTCATGAGCTTTCAGGATTCAAAGACCACGCAGAATCCATTGCCTATGCCTTAAAAAATCTGCCAGACAGCGGAAAGCCTCCAACGGTTTTGGAATTTCGCGCCATGTGCAGGAAGGCCCCGCAATCAACCGCCCCCATGCTGGAAAACAAACTTACATTCGAGCAAATGGCCGCGAACAAAAAGCGCATTGCTGAATTGATTTCTAAGGTGAAAAAATGACGCACCAACGAGCCATGCAAATCCTCGATCATGTCCGCGAAGGCCGCGCATACCCCGAGCACATCATCACCCACGCCCTCAAACTGACCGGAGACATTGATGACCAAAGCTGAACAACGCCGCGACACCGGAATCGCCCGGGCAGTCAATCACGCCCAGCGGATCCACGGCGACTGGTTTGACAAAGCCAGCGTGATGATGCTTTTGTTCATGAAGCAAAACCCAGGCAAGGCATTTATGGCCGAGCAGGTCAGGGCCTGGGCCGAACAATGCGGGATGCCAAAGCCACCAGATGCCCGCGCATGGGGCGGCGTGTTCATCGCGGCCAGCAAAGCCAACGTGATCCGCAGCATCGGCTACAAGCGGCAAGAATCGGCGACTTGCCATTGCTCGCCTAAGAACGTTTGGAAGCGAGCCTGATGGACTACGAACTCGCCTACCGCCTGCAACTGGAAAAGCTGATTCACATCGCGCAAAGCCCAGAATGGAAGGCCTGGGCATGGGACTATGCCAAACAGCTTGCCGCCGACAAGTCAGGCGTGTTCAAAGGCATCGACGACGACTTGGCCAAGGCCATGAAAGAATTGAAAAAATAATTTTGCACAGTCGCAAAATATTAGTTTATAATTTCAATCAGGCCGCAAACTTCTTGAGGCCATCAACCGAAAGTAAGACATGAACCACCAAATGCACCTCAACAAATCAGGCAGCGGCTTCACTTCTCGCACAGCTTGCGGCCGCAATATTTTGCGCACCCCAATGAGCACCGATTGGGAAAACTTCAAAATGGAAGCGCCAGCCTATCGCTGCATCAAATGTGTTTCAAGCAAACAGTTTGAAGTCAACACAAAATCAGACGCACGCAAAGCAGCCTAATTCAAACGGGGTCACCGGCCCCAATTTTCAGAAAGTAAGACATGAAACACCAATGGCACTACGAGCGCCAGGCTCGCAAAATCAACAACCGCGCAGAAGCCGCAATGGGCGTCCTTCTTGCAGTGGTCATCGGCCTCGGCTTGGCCGCACTGCTTTTCATCCACCTTTCCAAGTGAGGCCAGCCATGTTCACACCAGGAAAATGGACAATCGACGCATCAAACCGCGATTCATCAGGCTGGATCGCAATCCGCCAAGGCGCTGACAAATACGACCTGACAGTCGCATCGACCTTTGGGCATTTTCCAGATACGGTCGAAGCCGATGCCCGCCTGATCGCCGCATCCAAAGACCTTTACCAAGCCGTGCTGGATCTGCTGCCATTGGCCGAAAACGCCTACGGACTCAAAGACCCCAAGGTGGCGGCCATCCGCGCAATCATCGACCAGATCGGCGGCGCAAAATGAAGCAACCCATCATGATCCCCATCGTGCCAAACGACAAATTCGAACCCGAGGCGTCTAGCCTTGAAGTTCCGTGCTGCTGGTGCAAGCATCGCAACGGCTACGACGACCAAGACCCATGCGCCGACTGCGGCCACAACGGGGACAACCAATGAGCAGCGTCAAGCACATGGCAGTGCTCAATGCTTTGCATCTGAATGGCCCGCAAGACTATCTGGCCTTGGAGCGCACCCTTGGCATGGCCGGATTGCACCGCCTAACCAATTACCTGCAACAGCAAGGGCTGATCGTTGGCTTGCCAAAAAAGGCAGGCGAGCTTCGCCAATACAAGCTGACGCAGGAAGGTTTGAGCCGCATTGGGCAACTGACGATCACCACGGGCCGGGTTTACGAGCCGCTGGTTTACAAGGAATTCACACCCACAAGACCAGGCGCCATGGATGCGGCCTCAATCAAATCACGGGGGATCAGCGCATGAGTTGGCCATTTCCACCGGTTACCGGCCCCGTGCCGTGGACACGCAAGCAGATCAAGGAATACGAACTTCAACAGCGCAGGCGGTTGCCAGACGCGCCTTTTTAGGGGTCAATATGCTTGAATTTGCATTGTTCTTTTTTGGGTTTTGGGCTGGTGTTGCCGTGATGTGCGTTTTGCACATTGCCGCAGAAACCTCATGCAATCAAGACTGTAACCAAGGCCGGGAATGCGACTGCGCACAAACCCGCCGCAACTTTGAAAGTGAAACATGACACACGCACAAAAAGTATTTGAGGCCGTTATGACTTCCAAGGGTCACACCGACTTCAGCAAGAGCGACACCGGCAAGTACAACAACGTCAGCTTGGCAATGCGCTGGCCGTACTTTTTGTTGGGTTGGGAGATGCGTGAGGTGACGGTATGACCCTCACAGGCATAAAAGCATGGCCTAGATGCCTCGAAACGTGGGCGTTGAACATCATCACCAGCCGCGACTGGCAACTGCTGTCCTTGGCCAAGCCAGAGATCGAAACGCCCTGCGAATTTGCGCACATACCAAAGGCGTACGAATCTAAAAAAGGCTTGGGTACGTGGAACGGTGCTGGGTTCTTTTCTTACCCTGACGGGCTCTGGGTGTCGGACCCAAATGAAACTTACTGGAGAAAAGCATGACCACCTACACAGTGAGCTATTTCATCAAGAACCCGACAAAGTTTGAAGAAGGCGCAACAGTAACGGAAATGGGTAACGGCTGGTTTCGTGTTGTCAAGGTTACGGATGTTATGCCTCCATCAGACCCGCTGGAGTTTGCCAAGAGTCTTGTATTTCCGGTTGGCTCTGCGGGGCACACCATTGAGACAGGTTTTTATGCGCCCGCCTGTGTCCCATGCAAACCCAAGCGCAAAGCCGCATGGAAACAAAACCCACTGCAAAGATTTGCACCAAGGAGCAAAGCATGATCTGTAACGAATGCGAAACAGTCGCACACTGCCTGAAGAATGGGTGTGTGCCTAAGCAACCGAGCAAGGACGAAGCATTGAAGCTGGCGCTGGAGGCGTTGGGTAAAGCGCGAAGCCGCATCGTAGAAGCCGGTGGCAGTGGATGGAAACTAGAAGCACAACGATGCGTCAATGCCATAACCGCCATCAAGCAAGCCCTTTTCACGGCTACGCAGGAGCCTGTGGCGTGGGTTGAACCAGAGTTCTGGAGTTACCTTGAGCAATCTAACTGTGGAACCGCGTATCGACTTCCTGACGGGGAAAGGCAACCCCTATACACCACCCCACCCGCAGCACAGCCAGCACTTAAGCCGCTGACACCAGACATGTTCTGGAACCAAGACGATGCCGAAACACCGCACGACAGTATTGAAGAATTTTTGAATTCTGAAATCTGCAATGGTTACCTTGAGGTTGGTGCAGTGTTCACGTTGTTGCAGGCAAAAAAATTCCCAAGCGTGAAGATCAGGGTCACAAGCATTGATGAGAACGAATGCGAAGCCGAATACGAAATCATCGAAGCCGCCCACGGAAACAAGGGGGACGCATGAAAATCCACGTCTACACAAAAAGCGGTTGCCCGAATTGCGAGACAGCCAAGGCGCTGCTGAAGTCCCGAGGCCTGCCGTTCGAGGAAAACAACCTGGACGAGCCCGCGCTGATAGCCGCATTCCAGCGGATGTACCCCGAAGCCCGCCAAATGCCGCAAATCACAATTGACGGCCAGCGCGTCGGTGGCCTTGCCGGTTTGCAAGCCGCCCTGCGACAATTGGGGCTATGAGCAAATCACGCCTGCCAGAAATCCGAGCGCTATTGCGGCGCTTTGACGATGGCATGACGGTCCGCAGCATTTCCGAATACACCGGCGCGAGCTTGGCGGTCACGCGAAACAGCCTTATTTTGATGCCCGACGCGTACATCGACCGATGGACAATCAGCGATGCAAACAAAGGACAGTTTGAAGCCGTCTGGTGCGTTGTAATTCCGCCCGAGAATTGCCCACACCCGAGAGGCGAAAACGAATAAAATAGAGTCTTGATTGGCGGGGCTTTCCAATACTTTCAGACGGGGACGCTCACCTGTCAAAAAGCCCAAATGCCAGACCAGCGTCACCCGCCTGAGAACTCATGGCGCTGAGAGGTCAAGCACCGGAAGGCCGTAAGTTGTAAGGTGCAAATTTGGGAACGAGCAATTAACGAAAGAAAAAGCATGAGCAAAAATCCAGCCGACAAAGTGGCAAAGTGGGGCATCGACAAACTGATCCCATACGCCAGGAACAGCCGAACGCACAGCGAGGCGCAAATCGCGCAGATCGCGGCCAGCATCAAGGAATGGGGATTCACCAGCGCCGTGCTGGTTGACCCCGAGGGCGGCATCATCGCGGGCCACGGGCGCGTTATGGCCGCACGCAAACTAGGGATGAAAGAAGTGCCGGTGATGGTGGCCGAGGGCTGGACGGACGCGCAAAAGCGGGCTTATGTCATTGCGGACAACAAGTTGGCGATGAACGCCGGGTGGGATGACGAGATGCTTGCCTTGGAATTTAAAGAGTTGCAAGATCTTGGATTCGGCATAGAGTTGATCGGTTTTAGCAAAGACGAAATTGCAGCCCTCATGCCCAAAGATCCAGACGATGATGGTGCTGACAGCAGCAAATACACCAAGAAGATCGACGCCCCCATCTACCAACCAACCGGCGACTGCCCACCCACAGCGGCCCTCTATGATCCGGCCAAGTACACCCAGCTAACGGCCCAGATTTACCAGAACAACGACTTGGCGCCAGAGGTCAAAGAGTTTTTGCTTCTGGCGGCCACCAGGCACATCCGCTTCGACTTCGAGCAGATCGCAGAGTTCTACGCCCACGCAGACCCAGACACGCAGCAGCTCATGGAAGACAGCGCGTTGGTCATCATCGACTTCGACAAAGCCATCTCGGGCGGGTACGTCAAACTCTCCCAGGCCATCAGTAAAGTTTATGTCAGCGAAAAAGGCATTTCGCAATGATTACCAAAGATCGGAACTTTGCAGTTTTTATTCTTACTCATGGTCGGGCTCATCATGTTTACACCTATGAAGCCCTTCGCAAACACGGCTACACCGGCGAGATCTACCTCGTCTGCGATGACGAGGACAAACAGATCAAGCAATACCTGGCGCTCTACGGCCTCGACTCCGTGATCGTTTTCAACAAGCAAGAGGCCATCGACAACACCGACAGCGGCGATAACCTCAAGAAGCGAAACAGCGTTGTTTATGCGAGGAATCAGAGTTTCAAAATTGCAGCCGAACTTGGTCTCACCCACTTTTGGCAGCTCGATGACGATTACACACGGTTTGATTATTCAACCAATGAGCAATTACAGTACATAACCAAAGAAAATAAGATCGGGAAACTCGATGATGTATTGGCCGCAATGATTGACTTCATGGATGAAACGCCATTTCATTCAATTGCATTTGCGCAAGGGGGTGATTTTATTGGTGGAGAATATGGGGTTGTTTTGGCGAAAATGCGCAAAGATCAGATCTATCGCAAAGTAATGAATTCATTTCTATTCAGAGTTGACCGGCCAGTTAAATTTATGGGCCGTATCAACGAAGACGTCAACATGTACGTTGAATGGGGTCGCCGTGGATTTCTTTTTATGACATCGCCGCAGTTGCGTTTGCAACAGAAAGAAACACAAGCTAATTCTGGCGGCTTAACTGATATTTATTTGGATCTCGGAACCTACGTGAAATCTTTTTATTCTGTAATTTATGCGCCATCATGCGTACATGTTGCCGAAGTTGGAACTAGTGATAGACATATTCATCATCGAATCTCATGGCGGCACGCAGTCCCCATGATCCTTGACGAGCAGCATAGAAAGCCCAGGCTCTTGTCCCGCTACACCAACACAGTCCAGGAGATGTGACCATGGCAAAACTTGAAAAATCGGTTGTAAAAAAGCAACAGACCCACGGCGGCGCTCGGGAAGGCTCAGGCCGCAAGGCCTTCGAGCCCACAGATCCAGAGCGCAAACAGGTCGAAGCCCTCAGTGGCTACGGTCTCCCCATCGAGCAGATCGCAGTCTTGATCCGCGAGGGCATCGACACCGACACCCTGCGCAAACACTTTGCCACCGAGCTGCAATCAGGCAAAGCTAAGGCCAACGCCCAGGTGGGGAAAACCCTATTCCAGAAAGTCATGGCAGGCGACACCACAGCAGCCATCTGGTGGAGCAAAACCCAAATGCGCTGGGCCGAAACCCAAAAGCACGAACTCACCGGGGCCGATGGCGCTCCCCTGGAGTTCGCCAAGATCGAACGGGTGATCGTCAAGAATGGGTAAGGTCTTGCAACTCCCCACCCCAGAGTGGGCCCTGCCCCTGCTCAACCCCAGCCGCTACAAAGGCGCATGGGGTGGCCGAGGCTCCGGCAAATCCCACATGTTTGCCGAGCTCATGATCGAGGCCCACATCATGGACCAGAAGCGGCGCAGGGTTTGCGTGCGCGAGATCCAGAAGTCCTTGAACCAGTCCGTCAAGCGCCTGCTGGAAACCAAGATCGAGTCCATGAATGCCGGGGCTTACTTCGAGGTGCAAGATGCCGTCATCAAGTCCCGCAAGGGCGACGGGATGATCATTTTCCAAGGGATGCAGAACCACACCGCCGACAGCATCAAGTCGCTGGAGGGCTACGACTGCGCCTGGGTGGAGGAAGCCCAAAGCCTCAGCCAAACCAGTCTCGACCTGCTCAGGCCAACCATCCGAAAGCCAGAGTCCGAACTTTGGTTTACCTGGAACCCGCGCCTGCACTCCGATCCGGTCGATCACTTACTCCGTGGCCCAACGCCACCCAAAGACGCCAAGGTCTTGAAGGTCAACTTCACCGACAATCCATGGTTTCCAAGCGTCCTCAAAGACGAGATGGAATACGACAAACGGCGCGATCCAGACAAATACCAGCACGTCTGGATGGGCGGGTATCTGACCAACAGCAACACCCGTGTTTTCAAGAACTGGCGGGTCGAGGACTTCGACGCACCACCAGACGCCATCCACCGGCTCGGCGCTGACTGGGGTTTTGCCGTTGATCCCACCACCCTGGTGCGCTGCCACATCATTGGCCGCACCCTCTACATCGACTACGAGGCCTACATGGTCGGCTGCGAGATCGTGAACACCCCAGAGCTGTTCATGACCGTGCCCGAGGCCGAGAAGTGGCCCATCGTGGCCGACTCCGCCAGGCCAGAGACCATCAGCCACATGAAGCGCAACGGCTTCCCCAAGATCATGACCGCGGTCAAAGGGCCACGATCGGTGGAGGAAGGCATCGAGTTCCTCAAGAACTACGACATCGTTGTCCACCCTCGCTGCATCCACACCATCGACGAGCTCACCCTCTACAGCTACAAGACCGACCCCCTCACGGGCAAGATCCTGCCAGTCTTGGAAGACAAGAAAAACCACGTGATCGATGCCCTGCGCTACGCCTGCGAAGCCGTCCGCCGGGCCAGCACATCCAAACCCGCCACCTTCACCCCTTTGCCAAATGTGAAGAAGTGGTGAGACAATCGCACAAATTGAGGAAATCCCCATGGCCCGAATGAGCAACGACCAACGCCTCGCCAACCTGCACTCAGAAGCCCTGGCGCAGTTTGATGACGTACAGACAGCCCTCCGAGACGAGCGCTTGCAATGCCTCCAAGACCGGCGCTTCTACTCCCTGGCAGGCAGCCAGTGGGAAGGCCCACTCTGGGACTTGTACGAGAACAAGCCCAAGTTCGAGGTCAACAAGATCATGCTCTCGGTGATCCGCATCATCAACGAGTACCGCAACAACCGCATCACGGTGGACTACGTGTCCAAGGACGGCCAGGAAAACGACAAGCTGGCCGAGGTCTGCGACGGTCTGTATCGTGCAGACGAGCAGGCATCCGTCGCGGATGAGGCCTACGACAACGCTTTCGAGGAAGCAGTCGGCGGCGGCATCGGCGCATGGCGTTTGCGCACAGTCTACGAAGACGAGGAGAACGACGAAGACGACCGCCAGCGCATCAGGATCGAACCCATCTTCGACGCTGACAGCTCGGTGTTCTTCGACCTCGGGGCCAAGCGCCAGGACAAGTCCGACGCCAAGTATTGCTACGTCGTCACCAGCATGACGCGCCAGGCCTACAAAGACACCTGGGGCGACGACCCAACCGACTGGCCCAAGATCATCCACCAGTACGAGTTCGACTGGTGCACCCCTGACGTCGTGTATGTCGCTGAGTATTACAAGGTCGAGGAAAAGACCGAGACCATCCGCATCTTCCAGAACATCGCAGGCGAGGAAGAACGCTACACCCAGCAAGACTTTGCCAACGACGAGACCCTGGAAGAAACCCTCGCGGCCATCGGCACGGTCGAGATCCGCCAGAAGCGCGTCAAGCGCAAGCGCGTGCACAAATACATCATGTCCGGCGGCAGGGTCTTGGAGGATGCCGGCTACATCGCAGGCAAGTGCATCCCCATCGTGGTCGTGTACGGCAAGCGTTGGTTTGTGGACAACATCGAGCGTTGCATGGGCCACGTCCGTTTGGCCAAAGATGCCCAGCGCCTCAAGAACATGCAGCTGTCCAAGCTGGGCGAGATCTCCGCACTGTCATCGGTGGAAAAGCCCATCCTGACCCCCGAGCAGGTCGCAGGCCACCAGGTCATGTGGTCCGAGGACAACCTCAAGGACTACCCGTATCTGCTCATCAACCCGATCACCGACCAGAACGGAAATCAGGCAGTCAGCGGCCCGGTGGCCTACACCCGCGCCCCCAACATCCCACCGGCCATGGCCGCGCTCTTGCAGATCACCGAAACCGACATGCAGGACATCTTGGGCAACCCCCAAGGCGCAGACAAGATGGTCAGCGGCATGTCAGGCAAAGCCGTGGAGATGATCCAGACTCGCGTGGACATGCAGGCCTTCATCTACATGTCCAACTTTGCCAAGGGCATGAAGCGCTGCGGAGAGATCTGGCTCTCCATGGCCAAAGAGGTCTACATCGAAGACAAGCGCAAGATGAAGACCATCGCCCCAGATGGCCAAGCCGGGATGGTCGAACTCATGCAGCCATCAATCGACCAAGAGACCGGCGAAGTCGTCATGGAAAACGACCTCAGCGCGGCCACCTTTGACGTCGTTGCCGAGGTCGGCCCATCCAGCACCAGCAAGCGCGAGGCCACAGTCCGCGCCCTGACCGGCATGCTCCAGATCACAGCAGATCCAGAGACCCAGCAAGTGATCACCGCCATGGCCATGATGAATATGGAAGGCGAGGGCATCAGCGACGCCAACGCCTACTTCCGCAAGAAGCTCCTGCGCATGGGCGTGGTTAAGCCCACCGACGACGAGGCCCAAGAACTCATGGCAGAGATGCAACGCCAGCCGAAAGACCCGAACGCCATGTACTTGCAGGCCGCAGCCGAAGAAGCCACAGCCAAAGCAGCCCAGGCCCGAGCCACCACCGTCAAAACCATTGCAGACGCAGAACTCAGCCGGGCCAAAACCGTCGAAACCCTCAGCAACGTGGACATGGATTCTCAAGACCACGCGCTGAACTTGGCAGAACAAATCGGCGGCTTTGTCCAGCAACAAACACAGCCAGTTGTCAATCAACCCACAATTGAGTGACAATTGCACACATACGGTTTCCACCCAGCCGTTTCAATGGGTGAGTTTCACAGGGTCAACGATGAACACACAGGCAGAACAGGACGACGACACCACGAACGACGACACCGCAGTCATCGAGGACGAGGCCACCGAGCAGCCCGAGGCGCAAGCCGAAGGTGAGCAGGCCCAAGCCCCAGAAGAAAGCGAAGAATCCGACGAGGTTGTGGTCTCCATTGGTGAGGAAGCGCCGCCTCCCGAAGAACCAGCACACGCACCCGAATGGGTCCGAGAGCTACGCAAGACGAACCGAGAACTCCAGCGCCAAAACCGCGAACTTCAAACCAAGCTGCAAACCACCGCACAGACTGAGACCAAGCCGGTCGTGCTCGGGGCAAAGCCCAAGTTGGAAGATCACGACTATGACGCTGACAAGTTCGAGGAAGCACTGGCCAATTGGTTTGAGCGCAAGCGCAAAGCCGACGAAGCCAACGCCAGACAAGAAGCTGAAGTTATGAATCAGCAGAAAGCCTGGCAAGCCAAACTGGATGGCTACGGCAAGGCGAAAGCCGAGCTGAGAGTCAAAGACTTTGACGACGCCGAGGCCGTGGCCCAGGAGCTGTTCAACGTCACCCAGCAAGGCGTCATGCTGCAAGGTGCGGATAACCCCGCCCTCGTCGTCTACGCACTCGGCAAGAACCCCAAGAAGGCGCAAGAGCTGGCCGCCATCAAAGACCCCGTAAAGTTTGCCTTTGCGGTAGCGAAACTGGAGAAAGACTTGAAAGTTACCAACCGCAAGGCAGCCCCGCCGCCCGAAAGAATCGTGTCAGGAACTGGCCGAGTCTCTGGGGCGGTGGACTCAACCCTCGAGCGGCTGCGAGAAGAAGCGGCTCGTACTGGCAACATGACCAAGGTCATCCAGTACAAGTCGCAGAAACGAGCAGCATCCTCCAAATGATTTTTTAAGGAAATACCATGTCAAACAGCTTCAGCAAAGAAGAACGCGTTGCCTTTGAAGACCTCCTCGAAGGCTTCCAGGACGCGCTGGTCCTGTCCCGTCACGTCAACATCTACAACACAGATCAGACAATGATGGACCGTGCCAACAACACCATCTGGCGTCCACAGCCCTACATCGCTCAGTCGATCAACAGCCCCCCTGGTACTGCGATCCCTGGCTATCAGGGCATGACACAGTTGGCCGTCCCCGCCACTTTGGGCTTCAGCAAGACCGTGCCTTGGGAAATGACTTCCCTCGAACTGCGCGACGCTTTGCAAGAAGGCCGTCTGGGTGAGTCCGCCAAGCAAAAGCTGGCCAGCGACATCAACATCGCCATCATGAACTCTGCCGCTGGCTTGGGTTCGTTGGTTGTGCCAATCGCAGCCGCTGCCGGTGACTATGACGACGTGGCCCTGTGCGACGCCATCATGAACGAGCAAGGCGTGCCTGACTACGACCGCTTCATGGCTCTGTCCAGCCGCGACTACAACGGCTTGGCCGGTAACCTGGTCGGCACTGCTCGCAGTTTCGGCAACCAGAAGTCCGACAAAGCCTACGAGCGCAGCTACGTTGGCATTGTCGCAGGCTTCGACACCTACAAGATGGACTACGCCAACCGTCAAACAGCAGCAGCTGGCGGCGGCTCGATCACCATCGACACCAGCGGTGCAGGCACACAAGCGAACTACACGCCTCAGGCTACCTCCACATCCGTGGGCGGCCAGATCAACGTGGACAACCGCTTCCAAACCGTCACCGTCAGCTCTTCGACCAACGTCAAAGCCGGTGATGCCTTCACCATCGCTGGCGTGTTCGCTGTGCACCACATCACCAAGCAATCCACAGGCCAGCTCAAGACCTTCCGTGTCGTGAGCGTTCCAGCCGGTGGCACAAGCCTGGTGATCACTCCTCCGATCATCGGCGCTCAGGGCGTGTCCCCAACCGACGCTCAGTTGCAGTACAAGAACGTGGAAGTGGCTACCGCCTCCGACACCTCTGCAATCACCTTCCTGAACGTGAACGCCGCTTCGGTCAACGTGTTCTGGCAGCGTGATTCGTTGGAAATCTTGCCTGGCCGTTACGCAGTGCCTTCCGATGCTGGCGTCGCAGTGATGCGTGCCACCACCGACCAGGGCATCGAGTTGGTCTTGCAGAAGTTCTACGACATCGACAGCATGACCATCAAGTACCGCATGGACACCCTGTTCGGCGTGGTCAACAAGAACCCCGAGATGTCCGGCATCTTGTTGTTCAACCAGTAATCTGGCCAAAAAACTGGGGGGCTTCGGCCCCCCTTTTTGCAATAGGAGAACCCCATGCCATTGACCAAAGGTTATTCGAGCAAATCCATCGGCAAGAACATCAAGATGGAAAAGAAAGCAGGCAAGCCCATGAAGCAAGCCGTGGCCATCGCACTCAGCACAGCCGAGAAAGCAGCCAAGGCAGCAGGCAAGCCCAGCAAAGCACCAAAGAAGGCCATGAAATGAAGCCAGGTCTCTACGCCAACATCAACGCCAAGCGCGAACGCATCGAAGCAGGCAGCAAAGAGAAGATGCGCAAACCCGGTGCCAAAGGCGCACCCACAGCCGCAGACTTCAAAGCAGCCGCCAAGACCGCCAAGCCCATGAAGAAAAAGGCCAAGTGATGCAGGAAAAAATCCTCACCCCCAAATACGCCAAGAACCGCAAGCCGGTTAAGGTTCGCAAGCCATCCAAGCCCATCGACGGCATCAACCACCGCCTGCTGGCCGAACAAGCCGCAGCAGCTGCCCAGGCAGAAGTCCAGGCCGTGGAAGTCGTGGACACAGCCCCAGAAGACGACGCAGCGCCCACCCGTGCAGAGCTGGAGGCCAAGGCCACAGAACTCGGCATCCGCTTCGACGGTCGCACAAAGGACAAAAAGCTGGGACAATTGATCCAGGACAGACTGTCCGCGCCAACTGGAGAATGACAATGGGATGGACCAAGCGCCAATTTATCGAGCAGGCCTTCGACGAGATCGGACTGGCCTCCTACGCCTTTGACCTCGGGCCAGAGCAAATGCAATCTGCCCTCCGGCGCTTGGACACCATGATGGCCGCATGGAACGCCCTCGGCATCCGCCTCGGCTACCCTCTGCCATCCAGCCCCCAGGACAGCGATCTCGACGAGCAAACCAACGTGCCCGACAGCTCCAACGAGGCCATCTACAGCAACCTGGCGATCAAGCTCGGCCCGTCCTACGGCAAGCAGGTCATGCCCGACACCAAGGCCACAGCCAAAGAGTCGTACAACACGCTCCTGTCACGCGCAGCCATGCCAGTGCAGCAACAACTGCCCAGCACCATGCCAGCAGGCGCAGGCAACAAGCCCTGGCGCGTCTACGACAACCCCTTCATCCGTCCGCCCGTCGATCCAGTCCTGGCCGGTCAAGATGGCCCCATCGAATTCAACTGAGGAACCAACATGCCAACCATCAACCAGCTCTCGGGCATCAGCCAGGTCTCTGGCGGCGACCTGCTCCCGGTCTACGTCCCCAACAATGGCGACGCACGCAAGGTCTCGATCACCCAGCTCCTGCAATACTTCCAGCAGACATTCGCAGCCCCCACCGTGGCCACGAACCTCTACACCCCTGGCACCGGCTTCAACATCACAGTGCCCACGCCAACGACAGAACAGCAGTGGATGATCTTGCAGCCTGCCGGGACTCTGGCCGCTGGCACGGTCACCTTGCCATTGAACACTGGCGTGCCAGACGGCACACAGGTGCTGGTCACCACCACCCAGATCATCACCAGCTTCACGCTGGCCCTGAACGGCGCAGCAGCAGCCTTCGGCGCACCCACCACCCTGGCCGCCAATGCCTTCTTCACCATGCGCTTCTACCAGGCCACCAACAGCTGGTATCGCGTCGCCTAAACCCCATCCAAGGAGATCCCCATGTTCATCCAGCCATCAGCCACCACCAACGACGTTGATCTGCCAATCCCAGCAGGCCAGTCGATCAGCATCGGCAACACGGGCGACGAGCCCACCACCGTCCAACTGCAAACAGCCTACCCAGGCCAGGCTTGGATCTACACCACCATCGGCAGCCTGTTCAACAGCGCCCAGACCTTTGGACCATACGGGCAAGATCGCGTGATCCGCATCTCCAACCGCAACGCTCAGGTCGAGTACAGCATCGGCACACAGCCCCAGCTGCGCAGCTTCCCTGCTTTGGTGCTGGGCAACCTGGCACCAGTCAGCTTGGTGCAACCTGCCGCCACCTTTACGACCCTGACCTACGCTGACGACTCTGGCAGCGTCCAGTTGGTTAGTGCAGGCGCTCATGGCCTCACAGCAGCCGTGGCAGTCGGTGAAGACATTTATGTCACATGGGCAACAGGCACAGGCGTCAACGGCTTCTACGAAGTCACAGCTCTTGATGCCGATACCACCGGCGTGGCCATCACCATCGACTTGGCCTATGTCACAGGCTTGGGCACACCCACCGTGGCCGTGGCTAACACCGAGGTGACAGTGGCCACAGTGACAGTGCCAGGCTGGGCCATGGGCACAGGCGGAGGCATGGAAATCGATGCCCTGTTCACGCTCACCAACAACGCCACCGTCAAGACCTTAGGAATGACCTACGGCGGCGGAGTCTTGCTGGCAGCAGCAGCAGCCAACAGCGCCAGCGCCTGCGTGCAAAAGCTCATGTGTAACCGTGGCGGCTCGCAAGTTGTCAGCAACTCGGCCAGCGCAGTCGGCCATGGCTTGTCCACTGGCGCAAACGTGTTCTTGACGGTGGACACTACCGTAGACCAGACCTTCGCCATCACGGTCAAGCCAGCAACGGCCAACAACCTGATGCGCTTGGAAGCCTACAAGCTGCACATCAGCTTCTGACCATGGCTACCAAAGACACCAGACTGGCACGCGCAGGCGTAGAGGGCTACAACAAGCCCAAGCGCACGCCTTCGCACCCTACCAAATCACACGTCGTGGTGGCCAAGTCGGGTGACGAGATCAAGACCATTCGCTTCGGTCAGCAAGGCGTGTCAGGCTCTCCCAAAAAAGAGGGCGAATCCAAGGCCAGCCAAGCTCGGCGCGAATCATTCAAAGCTCGGCACGCTGACAACATTGCCAAGGGCAAACTAAGCGCAGCGTATTGGGCAAACAAGGTCAAGTGGTAAGCCATGCAAATCCCAATCCTCAACGGCATCTATGCCGACACCACTCCAGAGCTGCGCACGGCCTACCCGGTCAACATGGTGCCTGTGCCAAAGCAGTCAGGCATTAGCAATGGGTTTCTGCGCCCTGGGGACGGCATCGTGTCCAACGGCACAGGCCCAGGCACAGACCGTGGCGGCATTAACTGGAACGGCGTCTGTTACCGGGTTATGGGCACAAAGCTGGTGTCGATTGCCAGCAACGGCGCGGTCACAGTCTTGGGCGATGTCGGTGGCCCCACGACAGAACTGGTGACGCTCGATTACAGCTTTGACCTCTTGGCCATCGCATCCGGTGGCCGTCTGTATTTCTGGGACCCGGTAGCAACCACGCTCACGCAAAACACTGATCCAGACCTCGGTTTCGTGCTGGACGTGGCATGGGTTGATGGCTACTTCATGACCACCGACGGCGAGAACTTGGTTGTAACCGAGTTGACAGACCCTTTGCAGGTCAACCCACTGAAATACGGCAGCTCAGAAATCGACCCAGATCCAGTGGTGGCCCTTGTCAAGTTACGCAATGAGATCTATGCACTCAACAGCAACACCATTGAAGTGTTCGACAACATTGGTGGCGACCTGTTCCCATTCGCACGCATCGACGGCGCACAAATCCAAAAAGGATGCCTCGGCACGCAGGCCTGCTGTGTCTACTTGGAACGCCTCGCATTCCTTGGCGGTGGACGCAACGAAGCTCCAGGCATTTATGTCGGGGCATCGGCCACCACCCAGAAGATCAGCACACAGGAAATCGACAACCTGCTTCTGACCTACACCGAGGCACAGCTGGTCACCACCAAGCTCGAAGCACGCAACGATAAGAACCACCAACACCTCTACGTTCACCTGCCAGACCGCACCATCGTCTATGACGCATCGGCATCCGAGGCACTCGGAGATCAGGTCTGGTTTACCCTCACCAGCACGGCGTCCGGATTCAGCCAATACCGCGCACGCAACATGGTCTGGATCTATGACAAGTGGCTGGTGGGCGACCCACAAAGCAGCGCCATCGGTTATCTGGTGCAAGACACCGGCCACCATTGGGGCCAGCAAGTGCGCTGGGAATTCGGCACGATCATCGCCTACAACGAGGGCAACGGCGCAATCTTCAACCGCTTAGAACTGGTCAGCTTGACCGGCAGCGTGGCATTGGGCACCAACCCACAGATCAGCACCAGCTACAGCGTCAACGGCCTTGCATGGAGTCAGGATCGCAGCGTTGCAGTCGGCACCACAGGCAACACAGCCAAGCGTCTTGCATGGTTTCAGCAGGGACACATGCGCAACTGGCGCATCCAGCGCTTCCGTGGCGACAGCGATGCGCACATTTCTTTTGTCCGCCTTGAGGCACAGATTGAGGCATTAGCATACTGATGGCAACCGCACCCGTCTCCAGAAGGCTCAACCTAACCCGCGACCAGCTCGCGGCGTTTTTGACTGACCAGCAACAGATCAGACAGTTCGAGTTGTTGTTCTCCACCTTGGACGCCATCGCCATTCAGAACGTCAGCGCCAACCAGGTTTATGCAGGCCCAACAAGCGGTGCAGCATCAAGTCCAACATTCAGAGCACTGGTGGATGCCGACATCCCTCCATTGGATTACGTCGAGTCTGTCGGTGTGACTGCGCCTTTGACATCGGACTTAGATCCGCAAAACCCAACGCTCGGAATCACCGGATCAGCCCTCACCAAGACAGATGACACCAACGTCACGCTCACGCTGGGCGGCTCACCATCAACCGCACTTCTGGCCGCTGTATCGCTTACCTTGGCGTGGGCCGGTCAACTCGCAGTCAGCCGCGGCGGTACAGGTCAAAGCTCGTTCACAGATGGCCAGCTCCTGATCGGCAACAGCACCGGCAACACGCTGACCAAGGCCACACTCACACCAGGCGCAGGCATCAGCATCACTAATGCAGCTGGGGCCATCACCGTGGCCACCTCAGGCGGAATCTCAGGAACAGCAGCACTAGCGAAGCTCACAGCCCTCGGAACAGATGGATCTTTGACATTCGTCGATGGCATCATCACCGCATACGTCGCACCAACTTAAAGGAGAAACAGCATGGAAAAATTCATGATGATGCCAAAGGGCTTCATGGGCCTGCCGGTCGAAGAGGAATTCATCACCGCAGCCGAGAACAAAAAGAACACCCAAGTCGTGATCGACGACTGGATGCTCGGCCCAGAAAAACCCAGCAACGAGCCAACGGCCAATAAGGTCTATTGGGTCGCTCTTGGCAAAGCCATGCAGGTTGACGAGAAAGAAGCCCGGCGTCGTCGGTGCAGCAACTGCGAGTATTACGACAACAGCACCATGACCCAAGCCAAGATGGAGCGCATCCCGCGCAACGATTGGGACACCGATGCCGGTTTCCGTGGCTACTGCAACAAATTCGACTTCATCTGCCACGACCTGCGCTCCTGCCAGGCTTGGGAAGAACGCGAATTCGAGATGGAAGATTGACGGTTCGTCAAAATGTGGGAAAATCGAGCCGCTGAGAAAAATTGCTACCAGCGGCATCCAATGAATATTGAGGTGTTTTTATGGGTTTACTCAGCTCACTTGGTGGAATAGCAGGCTCCTTCTTCGGTGGCCCAGTAGGTGGCGCTATTGGTTCTGCACTCGGTGGTGCGTTTGAAGGTGAAGAATCAGTCGGCCAAGCATCGCAAGCACAGCAGCAAGCAGCCCAAGGCGGCATTGACGAACAGCGCCGACAGTTTGATGAGATCACCAAACTCCTTTCGCCATACAACCAAGCAGGCACAGCCGCCCTCGGTCAACAGCAGGCCTTGCTCGGAATGGGAAGCCCAGAGGCGCAACAGCAAGCTATCAACGCCCTGCAAAGCGGCCCACAGTTTCAAGCCCTACAACAACAGGGTGAAAACGCCATCCTCCAAAACGCATCTGCCACCGGCGGCTTGCGTGGCGGAAACGTGCAAGGCGCACTTGCTCAGTTTCGTCCGGCTCTGCTCTCCAGCCTCATCAATCAGCAATACGAGCGCCTCGGCGGTCTGACAAACGTCGGCCAAGCCTCAGCAGCACGTCAAGCCGCATTTGGTCAGCAAACAGGCGCAAACGTGGCCAACCTCATGGGGCAGCAAGGCCAGGCGCAAGCTGGTGGCATCATCGGCCAGCAGCAGGCATTGACCGGCGGCATCAATCAAGCATTCGGGGCCATCCAAGGCGCTGGCGGTTTCGGCAAGTTGTTCGGCGGTGGCGGCGCTGGTGGTCTGCAAGCCCAATTCTCACAAACACCCATTGGCTCATCTGGGTTTGGCTCCGGTCTTGCATACGGAAACCAAGACCTTGGCATGAACTTTTAAAGGCGCACCATGCAACCCATCAACTATTTGGCGCAGGTCGCAGACCCATTCGCTCAGGCGGCCCAAGGCTACAAGCTCGGGGCCACCATCGTTGACGTCGAAGCCAAACGTGCCGAACTCGCACGCCAGCAACAACTGCAACAACAGCAACAACAACAACTGGCCCAAGAGCAAGCGCGATTCTTCGCCAATCCCAACCCAACAATGCGCGATGCTGCACGCTTCGCCTCCGTCCTTTCGCCTGAGCAGTCCAAAGCCTTCCTCCCTTACATGGAAGGCATCAGCAAAGAGCAACAGCAAGGCGTCCTGAAGTCGACCGGACAGATCCTCTCCGCCCTGCAAGTCAATCCAGAAACAGGCATCAAGATCTTGCGCGAACGTGCCGTGGCTGCACGCAACGGCGGCGACGAGGACGATGCCTCTTTGTTTGAGCGCATTGCAGACGCAGCAGCAGACCCAGCACGTGGCCCTGCCATGGCCTTCAAAGCCTTGGTGCAAAACACCAGCATGATCCCAGGCGCCAAAGAGATGTTTGAGAACATCGACAAAGGCTTAGGAACTGCGCGAGCCGAAGCCAAAGCACCGGCAGAACTCACCGAAGCCGAAGCCAAAGCACAAAAAGCATCAGTCGAAGCAGCATTTGCAGAACGCCTGCAACAAGCAGGCTTGAACGAAAAGAACTGGAACGTCAAAAACCTGCAAAGTCAAATCGGTGATCGCTCTGCCCGCTTGAATCTGGATCAGCAGACCACAGCCGCAACCGTAGCCGAAAAGCTGTCCAGTATTCAGAAAAATCTGAACGACATCCCATCCGACACCCGCAAGCTGATCAACGAGTCAGCAGTTACAGCGGCAACAGCAAAACAGTCTGCCGACCAGTTCAACGATTTGGCCAAACGCCTCGACGCATCTGGCGGTGGTTACGGCGTGTTCTCCAGCGCCTCAGACTTCTTGAAGAAGGGCGCAGGCTTCCAAGGCGGCATGACGCAATTGCGTCAGGAATACACACGCCTTCGCAACACGGCGGCCATCAAGTCTTTGCCACCAGGCCCAGCCACAGACAAAGACATTGCCATGGCTTTGAAAGGCTTTCCAAGCGACAACGCATCGGCCACAGACCTGTCTGCCTTCCTGCGCGGCATGGCCAAGCTGCAAGACGTTGACGCATCCATCAACAACGCCAAGACCGACTGGCTTGCCCAGAACAACGGCACGCTCACACGCGCCAAAAACACATTTGTTGCTGGTGATTACTCCACCAAGCCCGGCGAGACCTTCAACGACTTTGCCCAGCGCATCGTTGGCGATGTCTCAAAACGCTACGATCCTACGCAGCAGACCAGCCTGGTGAATCAGATCCCCACGGATCGCACACCACGCCCAGCAGCTCCAGCGGCAAACATCCGATCACAAGCTGACGCAATCCTTGCAGGGGGCCGCTAATGGCAACAGCCGACGAATACGCAGCCTGGATTGTCAAGAATTCTGCCAAGCGCGGAACGCCTGAGTTCGACACCGTGGCGCAGGCCTACCAGCTGGCCAAGGGTGAGGAAAACACGGCCACCTT